ACCAGCGCACCCGATACGGCTGTTCCGTGCCGTCAATGTCATTCATGTTTCCTAGGAAAAGGAAGTCGCCAATCGTGTCCAGCGTGGCGGCCCGTGGCGGTGCGCCGGGGCAAGGCAAAAATGTGTTATCAGATATTATGTTTTCAAGCCTGAAAAGCCCGCCTGTTCTACATGTCGCGTAACCGATCTGCCAAGCTGGTCAAATGACCATGTTTCGTCCAAGGCTAAAGATAGGCCGAGTCCTGACGGGATGAACACACCGCTGCGCAGAACATAAAGGTCGGTTTCCGTACCCACGATCATAACCGAATCCGTCTCGGCGATATCAACGCGCCACGCCCCGCGAACCTGCCCCGTGATCGATATCCCGATAGATACAGGCGACCTGATTGGCTTATAGGCGATATTTTCCGCGAATACGTTGTCGCAGATCACAAGGCCGGGGTTGTTGTAATCGGGCGCGTCTGGCATGAACTGACCGAATTGAAAATCATCTTTCATGCTGTGGTCCCCGGCGGCGTAACCTCAAGCGTACCACCGTTAAAGCGCGCCTTTGTGGCCGCCATGTTAGCCGCAGCAATGGACCGCATTGCCTCACCTTCCCACGTTTGGACTGCGCCAGCATCACGGATCAACTTGGCGTGGTGAAGCAATAAGGAATAAACAAATGCCTCGGGCGCGGCGGTCAATGCTGCGCTCTCATCTGTACTCTCACTAAGCTGATCCAGCTTTGAAAAGTAGACCAGCTTGAACATCGATCCATCAACCGGCTTTGTCGATAGCACCATATAACCATTGCCGAGCGCGAAGTTTGGCTTGCCACCTTCGCCAGACACAACCGCCATACGTTCGGGGCTTATCGGCGTGTAAAAGCATCCGCTCTCGTCCTGCAAAGATTGCGGTTCTATGAAGTCATCAGGCAACGAAATGATGCCACCTGTGGCCGCAATCATGGCGGTCTTTTCCATTTCGATAATGCGCAATTCTCGGTCCAGCATTCCGCGCGCCATTGTCTGAGCGAGCGGCATAACGGGGCGGCCCAATATCTCAAGCAAGCGCTCTTTTAGTTCGCCATAATTCATTTAGTACCCCCTCTTATGGACCTGAAATTTAGACCAAGCGCCCGACGTGATCTTGTTGTATATCACTTCACGCACGGCCTCGCGATCCGTCATGTCAACGCCTAACTTTTGGCAAGCATCCTCAAGAACAACCGTAGGAATCCGCCCAACGTGACGCATTTCTGTTGATCCGACCTGTCCAGAACTTTGACGTTCTCGCACGTCATCAATGATCGGCTCGACATCTTGCGTGCGCTCAATCAAAACACCCTCGTCAATCGACTTGATCGTGGTCTGAGCTTTCGAAGTGGTCATGTCTTTACCCTTTTTAAAACAGAAAAGCCGCCCCGAGTGTATCCGAGGCGGCTCAATTCGTCCAACGGTCTGCGTTAAGCGGGGTTAACGAGACCCTTCTTTGAGAGCAAAGCCGCTTCATTTTCGGGCAGGCGTTTTTTCATGCCTTTTGTAATCTTGCCCTTTGAGGTGTGAACGTTGCTGCCAGCGCAAACCACCATGACCAACTCACTGTTGGCGGCGTCCATCTCCGCTTGCTTTGCCGCTTCTGCCTCCTGACGATCAACCATTTCGGCGCGCAGCTTATCAGCCTCCTCGGCCCTGATCTGTTCGCGCAGGGCGTCCATATCGACCGGATCGGGCGCCGTCGCCTCGGCCTTGGTGTCCGCTTTTGTTTCTTTGGCTTTAGTCATAATGAAACCCGTTTTGAATGGTGAAAGGCGGCCCGTGGTTAGGCCGCCCCGTTATTGCGCCAGCTTATACAGCTTCGCGGTCAAAGATGCCGCCGATTTTCGCCTCATTGCCAACAATCAAGGTCGCCTGCGTAGAGATCATAACGGCGTCGGAAAGGCCGGTTTTGCCGAGCTTTTCTTGCTTCGTTGCGATGTATGTCCCGACGCGGATCGTGTCATTGTCAGACACAAAGACATCCGTCTGGCGAATGTGCCGGTGCGGCATGAACTCAACGCCCTTTTTGTCGGTGAAGTCCGTTATGTAAACGTCAATATAGTTCGACACTTTACCCGCGTCCTTCATTTCGCGGCGAGGCGAATTGCCGGTGAAGCCCGATGCCGTGCTTTGCAGATCGGCAGACAGATAGACCATTGAAGCCATAGAACCCTGCGTCCACATGTCTTGCATGACCTTTTTCAAGTCAGCCTCGGTGAACGGCTCTAGCGTGCCATCAGTACGCGCATCTGTTCCATCTCCAGCTGGGTCAACACCACCGACACCCGCAACGGTGTTAGTTGTTACCCACGCGGGAAGGCCCGCAAGGCGGTTGGGAACGGTCGCCCCGTCACCTACAACCTTGGCTTGGTTTTGGAAAAATGCACGCTCAATGTCGAGCTTGTGACCTTTCAACTCTTTGGCAATCTCAATCGCCATTTGCTTTTTGCCTTCTGCCGTGTCGCCCATTTGGGCGGTGTCAGAAAGGCGAACTTCGTCGGCAAAGATTTGCACCATGTTGCGCAAGCGAGGGCGAGGCGTCCGAATGCCCGCAACACTGTTGTCGCCTTCAACCTTCGCGTTGTCTTTCGCTGGGCGCAGACCGTCAGTCAGCCAATCATGCTCGTGCTTTTTGGCTTTGACCTTTTTGGCCATAGAGTAAACAGGGGTTTCGTCTGGCTCGAGCTTGTAAACAATGTTACTCAAGTCTTCACGCAGGTTGTCAGTGATCGAAATCGCTGATTGTGTATTGGCTGGAACTGCCATGTGATTTAGTCCTTTTTACTGGAAAAGCATGTTTGTGAGATCGTCGTCGCTCACTTCTTTTCCGTTGTTGAGTTTTGCGACCGCCTTGGCGTGGGCCTCGGCCTTGTGGTCGATTTTGGTTTTTGCGCCCGCATTCAACTTCGGCTTAATCTCGGTCTTGCGCTTCATGACAACGGGCTTGGCGTCAATTTCGGCCATCCGCATCGCGTCGCGCAACAAGGGTAAGAGTCTGTGATCGGTCAATTGCGAAAATTCTTCGGGGGTAAAGCCGTAACGATCCGTTGCCACTGTTGCCATTTGGGCAAGCTCGGCTTGACGCACCGTTTCGTCTGACCACTCGGGAATTTTCTCTCTCAATAGCCCTGCTTCACGCTCAAGAACACGTTGGTTTTCCTGAGTGTTTATAGCCTCTAGAAGCTGCGCAGCCTCGGATTGGCGTGCGCTTTGCTCCTGCCATTGTCCGTATGCCTGCATAAATTCTTCGGGCTTTCCTGCGAAATCCTCGGGCCGAGGTTCTTTCGCTGTTGGCAAGGCGTAATAAGACAGCGCATTTTTAAGCTGCCCCAATTCGGCCTCGCGTTCTTGCTCAAAAGCGCGGCGATCGTCAGCCAGCGCTTGAAATTTCTTTGTGTGAACCGCCTCTTTCTGATAGCTCGCTATCAAATCCGATTCCGTCGCCTCCGACTCCACGCCGTCAATCTTTACTGTGAAAACAAGCTCGGCGTCTGGGTCTGCGTCCGGATCTTCATTTTCACCCTCAGCATCTTTGGCGGCCTTTTCCTCGTCGCTCAGTTCGGCGTCGGGGTCGCCTTCTGGGTCACCCTCTGGCGTATCTTCGTCGCCATCAGCTTTAGGCTCGTCGTTGCTGACATCTGGCGCTTCCGCCTCATCAGATGCAAAGAGAACGTCAACCAGTTCGCCTTCATCATCTGATGATGTGCTGGCCAGCGCCAAATCATCAGGTGAGCGGCAAAGACTTGTGGTGTTTAAAAGCTGCCATTTCATTTTCATTCGGCTTGATCCCCTTCGGATTGCACGCTGTTTGCCCTGATTTTCACCATAAGGGCCTCGATCCCCCATAACATATCAAGGTTTCTCTTTCTAGTTTCCTCGTCATTTCGGCTTGAGGTGGCCGATTTCGTCAAGTCGGCCTTAAGTTCGGCGATGGCCTCCACGGTCGCATCGTCGCTGAAAATTCGGGTAAGTATTTCCCGTGAACGATCCGAAATGCTCATTCCACGCCACCCAACAATGCGGCAGCGCGATCTTCTGCATCATTCTCAATCTCATTGATCGCCTTGGCTTCTTTGATTTGCATATCGGCCTGCTTGATCTGCAATTCAGTGCGCTTGATTTCAAGCATGGCGGCGGCCTCTTGGGCCTTAAATTCCGCAATCTCTCGATTAAGGCGGGTTTCCTCGGCTTTGAAGCTGATCTCCGCTTGAGCCTTCCCTTGATCCGTTTGAGCTTTGACCATTTGGGCCTGCGCCTTAAGGCCCTCGGCTTCTGCAAGCGCAATCTGCGCCTGAGCAACCGGGTCAACGTCTTCTTCTGCGCCCTCTGGTGGGGGCGGTATCGTTGCAGGGTCGGCCATATAAGGCTCGATGCTTTTCAGGCCGAGAATGCGGGTGATATCCTTAAGCGTCTCAAACACGTGCGAAGGCGTAACGTTCGGGGCTTCCGCCGCAAGTGCTTCCTTTTGCTGCGCGAGCACCCAATTAAGGGCCGACAATCTGGATTCCTTGTCGCCTCGTCCAGTACCGATTGAAACGGTCATGTCAGTACGGCGACGCCATTCAATAGGGTTGAACTCAACCCACTCACCAGACATCTCAATGACCTGTTGACGCACCGGCCCCCGCCGCATGTCTGCGTGCATTTTCAAGAAAAGATCACGCAACCCAGTTTCCGCGAACGTCCTGACAACGACCTGCATACGGCGCATTGCGGCGCTCATGATCGTTTGCACACCCTCTGAGCCTATTTGTGACTTCGAAAGGGCGTTTGCGTCCAGACCTTGCGCATACCGAGACGCACCCGCATGCTTTTCTAAGTCTTGATCGGCGCGCTCCATAAGGGGTAGCGTTTCACCAAGAATGGTTGGTGGTTTTTGCCAAAAGATCGCGCCCTGACCCAAAGTCCTGATCGGCGCACCCGCGCTCGGCGATGCAAGGTCGTTATACGTGTTTTCTGTCGCCAATTCCTCGTTAACTTCCGGTCGAGGGTAGTTGGTTTTGTACATATTATCCAAAGTTTGCCGCCAGATGACGGTGGGACAATGTATGGCGTCCATGCGGAAAACGGCGAACTTTCCACCTCCTCGGCAGCCATATCCCCGTTTTTCCACATTAGAGGCTCACGACCGTTGCCGGTTGTCCACACCTTCAAAAGACGTTCGCCGTCCTTGTACTCAGTGATCACATAAGCCTCACAAAGCTCTAACCGCTCATCTGTGGTGCTGAAATCATCGTCGTTGTCTTTGGTTTCATGCCGCGTACTTTCGGCGCTGGTTTCCTCCGCCTCGCCCAGCAATTTTATGCTGTCAGGGTGGAAGCCCATCGCCTTCAACTCACCCTTGCTCTTTTTGGCCCGGTGGCCGCAAGCGGGGCAGCCGTCAAGTGTCACTTTCGACCAGCGCGGCGTAATGAAGAACTCGTTTTGCGGGATAGGCTCAATCTCATATTGCTTTTCAGTTTTTGTGCAGCGCACCCGAACATTGATCGGTTCCGGCTCCCCATCATCGCCAGCCATAGGGGCAGGAACGCCCCCCTCTGATAGCTCGACACCCTCTAGCCTTTCGATTTCGTAATCGCCGCCTTGGCTCTCGATCTGAGAATAGACAACCATGAACTCGGGCAGGGTCAAATCCTCGTATTCCTCGATAGTCACCCGCTCTTTTTCGACCCACCCCGAGCGCACATAGGCATTTTGCTCGATAAGGCCCTCTTTAAACCATGTGGCCACCGTCGCGAATGAGTTGTTTTCCTCTCTGAAAAGGTGGTGAATGATCGATGTTTCTTGGCGCGCCGCCGCCTTATCCTCGGGGCCAACCGGTGAAAACACGGCCAGATCATCGTTGCTTGTGAATATGTCCATCGCCTCGGCGAAAATGGCCTCTACGGTGTCGGCAACATCTGTCGCCAAGTAACCAGACGCCCCTTTCTTCTCATCGCCATACGGCTCAGCCATGTATCTGTCGAATAAATCCTCGCGGCGGTGCCGTTCCGTGTTTTGCAGGGCTGTAGCTACCGGCTTAAGCGCCTCTTTCAGTTTTTCTTCTGTCAGTTTCATATTCACACCATGCTAAAGGACGGGCTAACCATTGGCGCACCGTTATCATGTTTGCGGGTCGCTGTCAGCGTTGGGAAAAGAATAGTCACGCCCCACACCAGCGCGTCAACCCGGTCAGGGGACCAGCCTTGCTCCGTTCGGGAGAAGTCAATCGTAACCGAGCACATTTGATCTACCAGTTCGGGCATATCGCAACAGTGAGATATCATCTTAAGCTCATACAGCGCCGCAACGGGTGATGCCCGCGTAACCTTGCCGCGAGAGGCGTGAACGGGCTTGTAGGAAATCAGGTTATCAACAGCGCGGATCATGCTTTCAATCATTTCGCCACCGTTGTTTATCTCTCCAACGATGCAATCAGCGTCGAGTGATCGATAGAGCGCAACCGCCTGCTTGGCCCATTCCTCGGGCTTATATCGCCCGCTTTGATCGGCCAAAACGTATCCCCGGTTATCAACGCCGAGGCCGACCGCGATAATTCCCGTCTCATCAGATCCCGGCTTTGAGCTGGCGGCGGGATCGATGGCGACAACAATCTTTTTCATTTCAACCGGCCAAGACCCGTCTGACTTCAACGGGGCTACTTTGACCCAATCGCGCTTCCACAGCGCACTGTCGTCATCAGCCCCATAGTTGCCATCATAGAACCGCTTTTTAGCTTGGCTGCCGAGGGTTTCGAGGTCCAAAAGATAGTCATCTGTTAGGTTTTCGATGTTGTCCGTGGGATTGATCTGAATAAAGCCGTATCGTTCGG